AAATATCTGGGTAAGAGATATGTTGACATCTGAGTCAGATCAGATCTTTACTGAATGGCTTAAGCGTCAACAATCTATCTCTTACATATTTGAATCAGACATCGCTAAACTAAACGATGATTTGAATGAGAACCTTATCATTAAAGACAATGAGTATCCCTACTTACTCAAACTCTTTATGCGTAAGGAGATTTGTATCGAGACTCTTATCATATGTAATGATGTTTTAAACTTCTTTGGTCATTGGAACAAGCACATCACAGACCCAGTAATCTGGCCTGGTGCTTATAAAAAGTGTATGAAGTATAAGCCATTCATTAAGTATGATAGGGACCGATGTAAGCAAATCTTGAAGCAAAGATTTGTGTAACTATTATTCTTTATGTGGTAGAATAAATAGGTCTATATTATGTGAATGTGGACACACTGTAAAATATATTGTTAATACGGAGAAATACATATGACTACTTCTTTTGCACAACTCAAAAACAATCGTCAGTCTCAGTTTGAAAAGCTTGCCAATGACCTAAACAAGCAGGGCAACTTTGAATCCAAGGAAGACAATCGGTTCTGGAAACCTGATGTCGACAAGGCTGGCAATGGTTATGCTGTTATTCGATTCCTTCCTGCCCCTAAGGGTGAAGATACTCCTTTTGTTCGTATCTGGGATCATGGGTTCCAAGGTCCAGGCGGATGGTACATCGAAAAATCTTTGACGACCCTAGGTCAAAAGGATCCAATTTCAGAGTATAACACTCAACTTTGGAATACTGGTGTTGATGAGAACAAAGAAATTGTTCGTAAACAGAAGCGTCGTCTTCATTACATCAGCAACATCCTTGTGGTTAAGGACCCAGCTCATCCAGAAAACGAAGGTAAGGTCTTTCTATATCAATATGGGAAGAAGATCTTTGACAAACTCAATGATCTAATGAGCCCTCAGTTCCAGGATGAAGAACCAATCAACCCATTTGATATGTGGGAAGGCGCTAACTTCAAGCTTAAGATTCGTCAGGTTGAAGGCTATCGTAATTACGATAAGTCTGAATTTGATAATCGTGCACCTATCTCTGGTGATGACGATGATCTTGAGGCACTATGGCACAAGGAACATTCTTTACAGGCTTTCCTCCAGCCCTCTAACTTTAAGTCCTATGACGAACTAAAGGCTCGTTTACATAAGGTTCTTGGTTGGAACAACAACGCTTTTGAAGAACGTCCTCAGATGTCTGCCAGTGCAGAAAGCATGAAGTTTGAAGAGCCTAAGAGCCATAAGGCAACTCCTTTCAGCGATAATATCTCTGAGGAAGATGACGATGGTTTGGACTTCTTTAAGAAACTTGCTGAAGAAGACTAAGACTTAATAGTCGAATGTAATAAGGGGACTTCGGTCCCCTTATTCTTATGCAAGACTTCTATATTGACGTTTTAATTCATCTGGAGATGGTAAAGAATCTGACACAGTTGTATCAGAACCTGACACAGTTTGTTGAGCTATTTGTGTTACAATAGTTTCACGTGTAATGTTATTTGTTACAATTTTTACATTTGGCTTTTGTTTAGATTCGGCTATTTGCTTAACGTTATTATTATTGATTGGTGATTCGCGTATAGGCTCAACTTTTGCTTGAGGATTTTCTGGCGCAACCTGGCTTTCTTCTTTTACTCTTTCAGCATTAGCTATGTTTTTATTTTCATTAGTTTTACTTGGAGTTTTTTGTAACTCTCTAGCATTTGCAATTCTTTGAGTATGAATCCCTTTTTGACCAAGATAAGATATTTCATATTTTGCATCAACTATCGATGCTGCTTCTTCTACTGTGGATGCCTCACGTAATGCATCTCCAGCACCTTTATGCGTATTGTTTAATTCCCAATTAACAAATTCAAGTTGTTCTTTAAACCCTGCTTCTTGTATTGGTTTACCATAAATTCTTTGAAAATCCTGTTGACGTGGAGCATGCCATTGCGCGATTCCATATGCTTTACCATTATCACCTACAGCATCTGTTCTTAAGTTAGCACCAGACTCTGCTTGCAAATTTGCAACAATTCCAATAGCTTGTTCGTGTGACCAGCCTTTTGATTCAAAAAAAGCTATAGCTTCAGATGAACTTCCAGTTTCTCCAACACCTTTCATATTTGGCGTATAAGGTTCATTATTTGGAGCATATGGGCTTGTGCTTGCTTCAGCATTACCAGAAAATAAACTACCGCCAATGCCTGCAGCAATCCCCCCACCTAACAATAGTTTATTTAATAAAGATGATTGTTCTTGTTCTTGATAATCAACTTTTTTTGCTATTGATTGTGGTCTTTGCTTTCTTTCTTCAAGAATAGCTTCATATTCTTGTTCTCTTTGAATACTTTTTATATTAATAAGCTTAGTCTTAACAGAATCCAATAAATCTTTTGTAAGATATTGAAGACGACTAAGTTCTGTCTTTAGAGTATCAATTAAACTTTGTGATATGTTCATTAGAATTTACAATCTAAAGTTTCTGGTAATGATCTATCACAGCTTGGAACATTACTTACACTCGGTGAAGAAGTTTGTGGTTGTGACGTTGCGGGCGCAGGTTGACTAATTTGCTGTGGTGGTAAATTGATATTATTTACTTCAGACTTATCATTCGAAGCTTCTATGCTTTGTTGATTTATTTTATCTCCCGTATTATCTTCAGGAAATAATGATTCGGCTGCAAATTCACCTCCTAAATAACCAACCGCGCCTCCAACTACACCACCTGCAAATGCTCCTATTCCCGCGCCAATTGGTCCGCCTAGTGATCCAATAACAGCCCCAGTCTTTGTACCTAATATAGCCCCACCTTGAGCACCAATAAGCCCAGATCCCATAACTGTTGCGATTTTTCCAGGGCTTTGTCCTTGCGTATAACGTTCATATCCTTCATATCCTAGGCCAGCAACGCCTAAAAGTTTACTTGCACCACCAGCGCCCCGCCCCAACACACTTGTAGGCGATGCCTTATTTGCTGCAGCAGCTACAAGTTGCGCGCCTAGAATAGCATTCCTAGGGGTTACACCAGCACTGTCAGGCATAGGACTTGTTGCTACAGGGGGTTGACTTGGACTTTCTGCAGAAGTAGATCCATCTGAGGTTGGAGAAGGTTCATTAGATAGTGTTGTAAGAGGAGTTGATGGTGTTATAGGTGGAGTCTTTAGTGCATTTGGCGAAGGTGGTTCATTATATGGTGTTATAGGAGGAGTTGGTGAAGTTGTAGGTGGAGTCTTTGGTGTTGTAGAAATAGATCCATCTAAGGTTGTAAGAGGAGTTGGTGAAGTTGTAGGTGGAGTCCTTAGTGTTGTAGAAGTAGATCCATCTGAGGTTGGAGAAGGTTCATTAGATAGTGTTGTAAGAGGAGTTGATGGTGTTATAGGTGGAGTCTTTGGTGCGTTTGATGGAGGTGGTTCTTTTTTATTTTCTCCACCAAACAATGTACTCAATAAACTTGCGCCGCCAACTCCCGCAGCAATAGATCCTAATAATCCTAATCCACCATCAGACTGAGTCTGATTGATGCTTGATATTTTTTCAATAGGATTAGTTGCTGATCTAGATTGTGCTGTCTTAATCGGGAATAATGTATCAATTGCATCAGAAATAACTGATGAAAAATTTTCAATATTTGTATTAACTGCATCTAGCGTCGATGACATCAGCTCAAAGAAACTTGAATAATCAGTGTTATCTACAGCATTTGAATTCTGTTGTGGTAGCGCTATATCATCACTATTTAAAGGTTGAACTGCTTCAACGGGAACAGCAGCGCTTTGACCCTGAGATCCTTGAGCTTGTACTTGAAATCCTTGAGCTTGTACTTGAGATAACGTTTTAGTTTCATTTACATTATCAGAAATAGCACTTCCTACTATCCCTGAATTGTATATTGATTGTTGAACTTGTTGTTGTGTTTCGTTCATTGCTTAGTAGCCCAAGTAGTAAATCCCATGTAAGCACCTACTATTGACGCCATAGCCAAATAGAAAGCACAAAACACACCATCTAATACCTTGATTCTTTCATTATCAATATAAGGAGTGAGTAAAATAGCAGTAAAAGAAACCATAGCACCCATAGCTAACCACGCCATACGGCGTCTATTTTTAAATCTAGTTTCAGCAACATTGATTTCTTTATTACTCACTTTTCCATCCCCATCAAGATCAATCTTTTCTTCTAAGACTTCACTCGACATTTAATGCCCTTTATTGGTTATTGAGTCTTTCTTTTTCTTTCTTTAAAAAGTCTAATAGCATATCGACATAAATGTCTCTTTCAAATGGAATCAGGTTTTCAATTTCTGTTATAGAATATTTGTGGTGCTGAGCCAAAGCGAATATTAACGTAAAGTAATTATTCAGCGTGGTATGACTCAGCGCTACATAAAAAAATCTTTGATTCCTTGTATGTCTATTACTCTAGGAGTTCCATTTGCATTCACATATTCAAGCCTATGTAGTAATTTAGGCATTGTATTGAAGAAATGCTGTATCTTCTCAAAAGTAGGAACATCTAAGTTATCAATGAAAATTTTAGCTTCTTCAAATGAGTATTCATTCATTAAGAATATTTCATTCTCATTATAGATCTTATCAATACAACTTACAATCATTTTGTAAAATACATCATCTTGTGATACAGTCTTAATCTCATCAGGAAGATCAATTCCTGGATACTTCATTAGTATGGTATACTGATCATTAATCTTGATTTTATTAGTATGATTTTCATCATAGGTAATATCAATGTTATCTAGATCAACCTCAAAAGCATAGATTTTATCATCTTCTTTATCTCTGTACTTGAGTTCAACTAGGTTATTGACAGACCTAGCTCTTAACTTCAAAAAGATATATTCCAAATCAAAACTGGCAAGTGATGAAATGTTTAGATCTTCTAAGCAACAGTTATTAATGATTTGAGTAATTGCATCCAAAAGATCACTATCATTTCCCTGTTGCGCAAGCAAAAGTATCTTTTCTTCTTTCACGAGGAATGGACGAAACTTCTTCGTCTTCTTAATAGATGGTATTTCGATGTTAAAAATCGGTGTTTGAATCTTAGGTAATTGCATATCTCACTCCAAATTAAAAAATACTTCTGGAATTACGTCCAATAATATTAAAGTTATTGTATGTTTGAATTATATCGGCTATGCTATTAGGAACACCAATAGCTGAAAAGGTAGAATAAATTGAACCAAGTTTTAAAAGGCTTTGTATGAAATTTAATCCTGGAAGTTGTGCTTTAAACATGTTTACAGTATCAAATCTTTCTGATTTCCAGTTCAAAAACGAAAATTGAGATATGAC